TACATAGCAGCACGAGTGTCACGACCAAGCTCAGAATTCCACAAACGATATGCTTGACCAGCAGCGTTCGCAACAGCGAGAGTATTGCCGTTATACTGGACTACTCTATTCTCCAGTTTTAAATCACTATAGTATTATCTACTATAGAAATATTCAAAAATGATTATCGGGACAACATGTGTACATATATCAATGTTCAATGTTCAGCAAAATGGGTAATACTAAGCCATTTTGCGAACAAATTGATGACAAAAAATGACGACATCGAGGAATTGGGTATTCACGATAAACAATCCAGTGACAGGAGATCTTTTCATATCGACCCGCCAACTCAAATTTGTTGTCGCAGAATTGGAATGTGTATCCACGATACATTACCAGGGGTACATAGAGTTGAAAACCCCTCGGAATCTAACTACAGTGAAGTCGATCTTCTCTTCACACAACCCAGCACCACATCTAGAAGTACGGAGGGGGAACCGATCTCAGGCTATACAATACGCTCTGAAAGATTGCCAGGAGGAATTATACAGCTTGACGAGATCATACGATGCTTACACATCATTGGAGCAAATTTCAGATTTGATAACTTTCTCTTCAATTCAATCACAATTACCGGGCCTTATTCTGTTCGGTTTCTCAGGAGCCTTATCAGAACTTGCGCGCCTGGGGGAGACGAAACAGACAGTCAAACAACGATTGGAAGTACTTCAGAAACGGATTCAGAATGGAGCTTTTGAAAAAGACATAGCAGACGAAGACTTTGAATTATGGCTAAAGTACGGTAAACAATTTAACAGATACGCTTTATTATGTTCTAAACCAAGAGAAGAAAAAACTAAACTATCTGTTGTACAGGGGCCTACTGGATCAGGGAAATCCTATTATTGTAGAGAGCGCTTTCCAGGAGCTTATTGGAAACCAAGAAATCAATGGTGGGACGGATATGCAGGACAAGACGCCATCATCATCGACGAATTCTATGGATGGTTACCATATGATCAACTACTCCGACTTGGAGACAGCTATCCACTCTCAGTAGAAATCAAAGGAGGAACTATAAATTTCAACGCAAAACATATTATAATCACCACTAACAAGCATCCTTCTAATTGGTATGCCAATGTATACTTTGAAGCATTTATAAGAAGAGTTGAAGAATGGATAATCATTAAAGAGAGACACGATATAAGAATCTATGATAATTATCTTAATACACCTTTTATTAATATTTAAACCCTAAACCTACTACCTAACCCTAAGTTTGAGCAACATAACGATCACGAATTTCATTAGCACCTTCTAGTTTATAAAAATATTTCCTTGTAATACCAAGAGCAAAACTTTCCTTATATGTACCGTTACTAGTTCCTAAAGCTAAACCAGGAACTAACTTTGATACAATTAACAAATGACGTGTAGCACGAGGCACATTAACACCAGCAAACAATTGCATTTTTTCTTGACTCCAAACATGTCTTTTTGGATCGCGAATCTGATAAGTAAACGTATCACCATTATTAACAAAATACTTTGTTTTCTTTATAATCTTGATTCTATAATAACTTAATGCATAAGGCATATCAAAAGGAGTTACTCCGCGAGAACCCAAATCAATAGTAGCATTAGCACCACCTCCAGCTCCGCCTATAATCTTAACCAATAAATTTCCTTTAGCACCAAACGCATCACCTAAAGACGACTCATAACCACCAGTATCACTCCAAGTAAGAGGAGATATTATTTCGTATACATCAACTTCCATCTTAGCGGCACCATCTAAATTATCAACACCAGCAGTACGTAAAGTAGACACATTTCTAAAGGTAAGGTCCAAAACAGCAGACTTAAATATAAACTTTGTAGTGTTATCCACTGTAATACCAAGAGCAGCAGTCGGATCAGCATCATTCTCCATTTGACACACCAAATGTAAATCATCCAAATGATTAGTACTCGAACGAGCAGGATACAAAGCAACATGCTGAAGACTCTGAGTACCATCAGTAGAATTAACATTAGTAGCCAATTTATTAAATACGACTGTACGAGAACCAAGTTCTTTCTCAGCAACAGCATTAACTTTTCTACTAAAACTTTTCCAGCGCCTTCTTTTTCGTCTAGGCATACGAGATTTCGTATATACACGGCTAATATCATGCTGAGTTGTGACACCAATACCAGAACTCACACGCTTTCCAGAAGCAATATTAGTACGACGACGTTTAACAGGTCTAAAAGACCTAGTATTTCTTGAACGCCATCTCTTCATTCCATTACGGAGACTCTGATAACGATTATACATAGCAGCACGAGTGTCACGACCAAGCTCAGAATTCCACAAACGATATGCTTGACCAGCAGCGTTCGCAACAGCGAGAGTATTGCCGTTATACTGGACTACTCTATTCTCCAGTTTTA